CTACTTACTGACCACAAGCGGCAAATCCAGTGTTGGTGTTATTTTGGTTTTACGATCGTAAATCAACACCTGATTTTCTGTTTTGTGTCCACTGAAAATTTGTTTGTCGCGACTGCTGCCTTCGTAATCTGAAATCCCTTTGGCTTTTATGTCATGGAAGTTGCACCCAAACGGAACGCCGGCTTTTTGCTCGGCTGCACGTTTAGCCTGATTCCACCAGTTGTTCAGCGTCTTGGCTATTACCTTCCCGCCTTTGGTTGTGTTGATCACATACTCGCATGTGCCGGAAGATACATTTCGGGCTAACTGGATCGCCGTACGTAATCGCGGAGACCATTCCTTGATTTGTTTAGTGCCGGTCTTGTTTTGCTCAATGTAAATCCCTTTCTCCATAATATCCTGCCATTTCAGCTCGAGTACATCACCGAGCCTTGCCGCACAAAGATAGGATATCTCCATTGCAATACGTAACTGTGGAATTGCTTCCGCATATATTGCAGCATACTGTTCATCGGTGATGTAAACAGTACGGGCTTTAAGTGTGAATTTTCTGACTCCTTTGCATGGATTATTTTTCACATACCCACGCTCATATCCCCATCCGTATACACGGCTCAGACTTGCCAGTTCATGGTTTGCCTGGGTCTTGCTCTCAAGTCCTCGCTTATCCATGAAAATTCTTACCTGTTCAATTTTTACATTATCAGCAAGCACTTTTCCGAATACTGCCAACAATGCCCTTTGATGTTGCCGATAATCTTTTTGGGTTCGGGGGGCCAGTTCTGTAAATGCAGGGGAGTCCATAAACATGTGCCATAATTTAGCTACTGTCATTATGTTGTGGAGTTTTGCTTTTTCCAGCTCATAATTTTGCCAGACTTTAGCTACGCTGGTTTCCCGCACTCTTCCGAGCCCTATAGTTCTTGTGCTTCCTTCGGGTTTCCATACGTAACTGTAACCATTCGATCTAACACGCGGTGGTAGTGCATTATCTTTTTTGTTTTTTCTTGGTCTTCCCATTGTTCAGCGCCTCAAAATCGGGTTCAGCGGAAACCAGTTCAGGTGCTTTTGGCATCGTAGTCAGTCCGTGTGGAATATCCCTGCGAAGAACTATTGGTTCGTTTTTAGGACCGATTACAAATGGGATACCGTGCAGCCTTAACTGGTGTTGCTGTTTTGTGTATCGCTCGTATTTCGTGATCTCTTGAATCTCTGCTGGCGATAGAGTTAATTCGTACATGTGGTCACGTGCCTTACAGCATGACCGCCGCCAATATAATTCGGGGACGGCGATCAGGGTTGAACATTAAAAATCAACCGGATTCGGGATCAGTTTTTGCCAGATTGCTGAAACGTATTTTGCCTGGTAACGGGCGTCATCAAGTGCATTATGGCGCTCACCTTCGAATGGAATAGCCGTTCTGGCATCGAAGTCTATGGCTTTCCCCAGCTCAACGATTGTGCGTACATCGCGATCGTTGTAGTAACGCCACGGGCAGGGGATCCCCTGCCGTTCGTATGAACGGCGCAAAATCGTGTTGTCGAAGTTGGCTCCATTTCCCCAGACCTGAACAAAAAATTCACCGGAGTTTTCGTCGATAAATTCCCGCAATTGTAACAGTGCATCATCTAACGGGATTTCATCGGTCATAATGGCAGATTGCGCTTCGCGTGATTGCTTAAGCCACCATTTAATGGTGTCCCGATCAATGACTCCGCCAGCAGTTTCCAGATCGATAGTCTTACTAAATTCCGGTCCCATATCTCCGGTTTGCGGATCGAAAAATATTGCACCTATTGAGATAATCGGGGCATCAGGATTTTTTCCCATGGTTTCAAGGTCGATCATTAGATGGTCACACGTCCTGCTGGTGGATGTGATAACGTGATGACCGTTCACCGTAATTAAGGGATCTGCCGTCTCGCCAGTTTCACTATCGCTGGCGTGATCCTGAGCGCTGCCAGCATTCTCTTTGTGTGGATGTTCAGCGCCTTCCATTTTCTCCGAATCGTCTTCCTGAACTTCAACCTGGTTCTTGTCATCGAATGTTTCCTGGTATGTTGCGTCGCCCATCACCGCACCACAATCAGGGCAGTTGCCGCCGCCGGTCTGACCGCAGGCGGTGCAGACTTTTTCCGCTTCCTGTTGCGCTACTGGCTCAGGTTGTTTCGTTTCTGGCTCGTTTTGTAACGCATTTGGGCTGTTTTGTTCCGCTTTCTGGTCGTTCTGTTCCGTTTCTTGCTGGTTCTGATTCACTGAATCGCGGGTTTCAATCCCCTTCACCCATTTCGGATCATTCGGGTCGCTAATCCCTGCAACAAATTCACCACGTGATACAGCAAGCAACTTATCGGCGTCAGGCTGGCTGATATTGGCTGCCTGCATAATTTTGTTTACTTCGTCAGCGGTAACTTTTACCGGCTCTGGTTGTGCGGTCGTGTCAGATGCACCAGTATTTTGTTGTGAACCTGAGTATGTACCGTTTTTACGGGCAAAATATTCTTCTTTCGTGATTTCAGTAGCCCCTGCAGTCAGCGCCTTATTCAGACCAGAAAGTTTGTTTGCGCGACCATATTTTTCGCCATCCTTATCTGTGAAGAGGAAGTAGAACGGCCCCTCACGCTCTACAGATGGTTCGACTTCAACTTTGCATTCGGTTTTTTCGTTGTCCGGAATTGCCGTTTCCACTGCATCAGTTTCTGGTACTGGCGACGAGAGAGTATCAGTTGCGCTCTGATTTGTTCCTTCATCTTCAAACACGCCCTTTGTAGTCAGGTATTCAGTAATGTATTTGTTCAGTGCCACAGGGTCTTTGTGAATGTCGATCGGACGTTCACGGACAAGGCCAAAAATAGTCTGTCGGTCGTAGCGAAGGGCATCAGGCTGTTTGCGCATTGATGCCGAGATACGCTTCCAGTCTTCGCGGTCGTTGTCGATAACTTCATTTTTTGCCCAGCGATGGATGCTGCCGTCAATGTTTCCGGCATCCACATCACCAGGCCAGAGAGCGTAGGCCAGTTCGTCATCCAGTGTTTTCCATGTCTGCTTGTATTCGCGATGAGTGGCAGCAATGACCGGGCTGATTTTTCCTGTTGAATTGTCAGTGTACTGTTGATTGGCTCTGGCGCGGGCGAGATCAACAACAGACGTGTATTTTCCGGTTTCCTTGCGTTCACCTTCGCGACGTTTTTTCCAGATGCGCATCTCTGCCTGAATTTCGGGCCATTTAGCACCAGGAATACATTTATGCTTAACCCACCCAATGGCGTGCAACTTAAGCTCCGGATACATGGCGTTAACTTCTGGCATTTTCATCAACGCTTCAACGATATGTCCGTCGAATGTTGCCATGTCTTCCTGCAACAATTCCTGTGCGCTAATAACCATATCAACGGTGATGTTTTCACATGTGTCGAACTTAACCAGGACCGCGTTCTGTACTTCAGGGGACAGCTTGTCAAAATTGACGTTCATCGGATCGGATTCTGGCTCGACCGGAATAAAGGAAGCGGATTCCTCATCCCAGCAGTTTTCCTGCATATATTCGGTATCCCAGGAGTCGATGGCAGGGCGGGGCATGCCGGGTTTATCCTCGCAAACAAGAAATTTATAAGCGCAGTCCTGAGCAGCCGGATATTGCTCCAGGAATTGCCAGGTAAATTTGGCTCGGGCGCGGCGTTCGTCGCCGGCTTCAATGGCAGTGGCTACAGCGACTGCACCTTCTTCCTTTATTGCCTGTTCGTCCGGAATGGCGGCGCAAATAAAGACTTTACTCATTTTGTTTTAACCTCATTACAGATTTAAGGGTGAACAAATCCCTGCCATTGCTGGCATATAAAAATGAAACCGGATATTAATTACGGTGCTGTTTTAAGTCCTGCCGGGATTTCGTTATTGTCCATGCGAATAACTTTATCAACCGGATAACAGTTGCCGGGAATTTTCTGTTCCGCTGCGGCAGCCATGCATTCTTTCATTGAGTCATGTATACCAATAACAAGATCGACTGGCTCGCCTGTATTAAGAAAAACTGTCAGAACGAGTGCAAATACTGTATTCATTGTCAGCGTCCTTTTTGCATCAGGCGTAAACGGGCCAGCATTGAAACAATGCATATTTGATTTAATAGCTCCCGTTCGTGTTTTCTCTTGTTAATGGCATCTTCAGTAAATACAGGGTTACTGATTCTGACACCAATTTCAAAACAACCTTCAGACGTATTGACGTTTGGTAATAACGTTTCCATTATCGCATCCTCAACAATGAATTTTGTGATGCGGTGCCTGGTGCCTCCAGGTGACGTTAACCAGTTAACAATTAACGCCGGATACAGGGAAACCCATAAACCCCCGATACGGGGGAACTAATCGCTTTTTAACTGTTCCGCGTGCGCTTAGCCGCATTCACCGCATCACAAAATTCACTTTAAAAAGGGCGGACATCAGCCAGCAATTAAACTGATGCCGCCAAAGGTCTCACACAAGCCTCAACATGGAGATGTTGTGGCGGGGTTGTCACTCAGGCGTATGGTCAACCTGACAACCCGGTGCTACCAGTGGGGGTAAGGATAACCCCGCCATACTTACCGCCGCGCCATTTCGCGGAGTGCCACAACCGGAAGCGCACGGTCGAAGATACCGGCGACACGCAACAGAGGGAGAAATGACTTCGCCGTGCGCTTTCGTGTTGTGTGCCTGCTTTTAACCACGTCAGGCGAGGTGGTTCCTGTCATTCCCCAACGACAAGAAATCTGTATAATCTGGATATCCCCAACGATCCAAGGAAATCATATGACAGAGCAAAGAGCACAAGCAGGTGGTGGCAATTCGACACATAAAACAGTCTGGGATCACATACCAGAGAAAAACATTCGACCAAAACCATCTCCAGCTCCTTCGGAGGAGAGGGGGAACAGCAACAACCAAACAAGCAGGTGATGATGTATGGACCGGGATGATATTCTTGACAGAATTTTATATGGCTATTTTCTTGAGCAACTATTTTCGGTAGCAACTGGTCGTCTCGATAAACTTCTCTCAGTGGTGAGTATTATCCTCGGTTCATCTGTCATTGGCGGATTCATTCCGGAAATTTCTGGCGTTTTTATTGTTGTGATCGCAACCGTCCAAACGATTTATGGATTCGGACAAAAGTCAGGTAACGCCATGAGAAAATCCGCAGAATATTTGCAGCTTTTTGATGATGCAGAAAAATATTCTGATTCTGAATTGAAAATGCAGTTAAAAATTCTGGAAAAAACGGATGTTCATATTTGGTCATCACTTAAAGATATTGCGATCTTAAAAACACAGATCAAAATAGGCGTTTCCATCGAACAACAAGAGAAGCTGCCCACAAAATCTAAATTGATGCGATTTCTTTGTAGTTAGGAATATCCAGAATGTTAAAGAGCATGCCGGAGATTTATCCGTGTCCGGCGCATGTTCTCCACCTTACCCGTGGAGAACTTAATGATTAATTGATATTTTATAGTTGGCTTCAACTTTCCCATCTGAAGTGGGATGCTTTAAATCACAGGAATTAATGTTGCACTCAGTAAAATGGTTTTTAAGGGGTTCTATTCGAATCCCTTTCTTTTCCATCAACAAACCAAACCCCTTGTTAATGATATCCATTAATTCCAGGAAGTATTTTTCAGAGGAATCATGCTTATCAGAGTGCTGCTTCTCTTCGTACAACCCGATAAAGGCACGGCGCACGTTACCGGATATATTATCTATGGTTTCTTTTTCTACGGTACTCAGGTCAAGAGTCGCCAGTTGGGAACGAACTATATTCGCTGCCATTTCCTGGAATTGCATTGGTAAATCTTTAAATTCCATAGTCAACCTCATCAGTCAGTATTTCTGGCTAACCAGCGACGCGCGCCAGATTCGGTTTTAAACGTTTTGCTTTTGGTATACGTCATCGCGGTGAATATGCCGTCCTGGTTGGGAAACACGCCGTATACCAGAGATTCGTTGTTGCCAAGATCGATAGTATCCATGTTGACCTCATGTCCCCTTAACGCCGGGGTAGCGGAACAAAAACCTGCTGCATAGTTATTAAAGTTGAACCCTGCCGTCATGTTCTTACGCCTCGGGCTGGCTACTTAACCCCTGACCACTGCCTGGTAACTCGAAGTATTGCCCTGCGTTCTGTGGGGCGGGGTGGGTGGTATGCTGGAACTATAGGTAATGCCTAATTGATTGTCAATAGGCTATGCCTAATGTTTTGATCGTAACCTAATAGGTGATGGCGACAGCAGAAAGTGATGGGGGGGTTAAATAACGGAATCTAGGAGTTTTCCGTCAGACCATATAAGTTTAAGTTCCAGTTTTTGTGATGTTCTGGCTTTTCCGTTCAGATTCTAGAGCTTTCAGATACTTACCCACTTTCATTTCCATCGCTGCTATGTAGGCGCGAACATCGTGGTCAACCCAATCTGGTTCTGTAGCATTTCCAGATAACAGGAAAGCTACAATCGCTCTTATTTCATCAGAGGCTGCTTGATAAAGGTTGTTTATATCTAAAAGTTCACTTTTTGTATCTGAATTGGTGGGGGTTGGTATGGGGTATTCGTTAAGCCCCCAATGCTCTGGACCAACAACATCAGAAAAGAAACGCCATAATTCTGGAAGTTTATCTTTACTTATAGAGCCTTTCTTAATCCAGTCATAAATTGATGGTGGTTGGACTTTGAAGTGGCGTGCGACCTCCGCCTTTGATTTGACGGATCCCGATGCGATTTTTTTGTTAATGGCCTGCTCTATCGCTCGGCCTAAGTCTTTACCACTAAGCATTGCTTAATATTCTCCTATGCTCATTGCATTAGGCAATCCCTACCTTTATCGCATTAGGCATAGCCTATTGACATTTGCGTTAGGCGTCGCCTAATATTTCTGTGTGTTTTTGGAGTTCATTCGATGAAAAAAGAGAACTATTCATTCAAGCAAGCTTGTGCTGTTGTCGGTGGGCAATCAGCAATGGCTAGGCTTTTAGGTGTATCACCTCCAAGCGTAAATCAATGGATCAAAGGGGTACGTCAATTGCCTGCCGAGAGATGTCCAGCAATTGAACGTGCAACAAGAGGTGAGGTTCTGTGCGAAGAACTTCGTCCTGATATTGACTGGTCATATTTACGACGTTCGGCATGTTGTTCGCAGAATATGTCAGTGAAGCAACTAAATGACAGTAACAAATCCTCATTTGATCATACCTGAAACATCAAGAGGCAAATGATTCATGAAAATCAAGCATGAACACATCCGCATGGCGATGAATGCCTGGGCGCGTCCTGATGGCGAAAAAGTTCCAGCAGCTGGAATAACCCAGGCTTATTTTGAGTTGGGTATGACGTTTCCTGAACTGTATGACGATAGCCATCCGGAAGCCCTGGCTCGCAATACCCAGAAAATTTTCCGCTGGGTAGAGAAAGACACTCCTGATGCGGTTAAAAAAATTCAGGCGTTGTTACCGGCTATCGAAAAAGCAATGCCACCTCTGCTGGTGGCCCGGATGCGCAGCCACAGTTCAGTCTATTTTCGGGAGTTGGTGGAGACGCGGGAACGACTGGTGAGAGACGCTGATGATTTTGTCGCAGTGGCAATCGCCGGTTTCAATCAGATGAATCGTGGTGGCCCGGCAGGAAATGCTGTGGTGATGCACTAAAAGCACGGTGTTCGGGGTTTTTTATGAGCAGCAAGCTTCATGGTCTTGTCTGGGAAGGGTGCGCCTTCACCGGCATGATCTTATCCAGGGTGGCAGTAATGGCTCGCCTTGCAGACTACAGCAATGACGAAGGTGTGTCATGGCCTGCAGTGGAGACCATTCGTCGTCAGATTGGGGCAAAGAGTGAATCAACGGTTAAAGCGGCGATAGCGGAACTGGAAAAGAACGGCTGGCTGACGAAGGAGGAGCGTAAGGTCGGTGGGCGTAATGAAAGCAATATCTACCGCCTTAATGTGGAAAAACTCGAAGCAGCAGCTGAGGCGGCGCGTGAGGCATATAAACCGAAAAGAAAAATTAGCCCGGCAAAAAATGACCCGTTAACAGTTGACCAGTCAAATATTGCCCCCTCAACGATTGACCCGTCAAATTTTGATGGTTCAACCGTTTGTAAAAAACAGCCGGTTAGGGGGGCGATGGTTGGCCCCGATCCGTCAGTATTAAAACCTGATCCGTCAGATAAAAGATCTTTTCGTCCGGAAGCTTCGCAACCGGACCCGCAGACGGCTGAACAGGACTTTTTAACCCGACATCCTGATGCGATTGTGTTTAGTGCAAAAAAACGTCAGTGGGGAAATCAGGAGGATTTGGCATGCGCACAGTGGATCTGGGGGCGAATCGTGAGTCTTTACGAACAGGCCGCCAGCGATGATGGCGAGATCACCCGACCGAAAGAACCCAACTGGACAGCATGGGCCAATGACGTGCGCATAATGCGGATGCTGGATGGCAGAACTCACAGACAAATCTGCGAAATGTTTGGTCGGGTACAGCGGGATCCATTCTGGGTAAAAAACATCATGAGTCCGTCAAAACTTCGCGATAAATGGGATGAGCTGGTTATCCGTCTGGGGCGTTCGCCTGTACAGCGTTGTGTGAATCATATTTCTGAACCGGACACCGAAATTCCGCCAGGGTTCAGGGGATAAGTTTGGTTTGAGATTGGTAAATGATTTTAACGGGAGAAATTTTGATGGAAACGTTGATTGATACGTTAAAAGCGATGCAAAAGGTGACGTGCACCGAGCTTGCTGCCAGTTTGGGCATTGAACCTGCAGAGGCGATTAAAATGCTGAGGGAGTACGAAGAGCTGGGAGAAGTTGTGTCGGTTAATGGTTACTGGTCTGTTTCAGAACGACAAACGGGCGTGAAAGAAAAAAAAGTAACGGTGTGTAAAGTGGAAAGAAAATCCCATCCGGTGGTCAGTAGAAAAGAGCGTGAGCCACTGAAACGCTGCGAAATCCTGTCCACACTTGCTCATAGTGGGGCAATGACCACCGCTGAGATTGCAATTGCTGTGGGGCGTGCTGATTGCGTCAGGTCGCTGGTTTCTGCGATGGAAAAGCTTTGCCGCGATGGCATGGCGATTAAGCTGGGACAGGGGAAGGGGTGTAAGTGGATGCTGGTAAAAGAAACCGGGGAAAATTTACCAGCAGAGCCGAAAGTTGTATCGGTAGCGAAAACACCTGGTAAAGCCTTTTCTCAGTCAGCCGGTGTTGCGTTACCAGTACAGGAAGCGGCAACACAGGAAGAAATTAAAACAGATACTGTGGGGGACATTGTGCAGTCGTTGCCATCGTTCACCGAAACGCGAGCGAATGGCCTGATTTTACCATCGCTGCATATGGCAAACCGCGAACTGCGCCGGGCGAAAAGTCATGTCCAGAAGTGGGAGCGAGTCTGCGCCGCGCTGCGGGAGCTGAACAAGCACCGGGATATTGTCCGACAGATTGTTGATTCCTTCAGTCGTATTGTGTCGGAAAAGTGATTCCAGGGGAGGGCTTATGGCAAAAGTATTTACACAGGAAGAGCGGGAAAAAATTAAAGGGCAGATTGTTGATCTCGTACGCCAGAGCGAGCGAGAGACGTTACGACAACTGGAAGCTAAAACTGGGGCAACAAGATATCTGATGAGCGTTCTGGCCAGAGAGCTGGTTGCCAGTGGCGATGTATACAACTCTGGTTACGGGTTATTCCCGTCTGAACAGGCGCGTAAGGACTGGCAAAATGCCCGTAAAAAGCTCTCAAGGGCAAAGCTGAAGAAACCATCTGCGGTTGATCCGGACCTTATCTGGTCATTACCTGATGGAGAAATACGTCGCTACGACAGGCATCATAATATAATTTGTAGTGAGTGCCGTAAAAGCGAAGTTATGCAGCGCATATTGTCGTTTTATCAGGGGGATTCTCAGTATTTATTGAAGTGAAGAGACTAAAGAGCATTAATACATATGTGAATTGAAATTTTCATGGTACAGGGGAGAGCTAGCGTGGTTGTCCGCTTTGTGCTAGAGGTGGATATTGAGGGGGATCAGAGGATATTTAAAATGGATGGTCCGTTTTACAGATGTACTTACATAATCACTGCCTAGTTGCTTCCTTTATGCCACGCTTTTATGCCCCAAAGATAGGTGTTGATGATAGCGGTAGTCGGTTCGGTGTAATACAACTGCTCGGTTACCGTAATCACTAATGGTGCCTGAGATTGCTTCTACGTAAGGGGGTAAGGAGTTGGCTCTGAGCATGTCAGCAACGAGGCCATAGTCTGCTGACTTCGGGGGGGGCATTCAGGAGCAGAATGAACAGATGGGGCGGGATTGGCTAATAATATTACCCATGGCGAATGTTAGCGACATGATCATATTCAGGTCATCAGCGGTCATCAGCGGTCATCCGTGTCATCTAGGGCTCTATCCTGACAGAAAACTATCCGGCACACTGCGTGAAAAATCAGAGTAAATGATACCTTCAGAGCATACAGGAGAAAGTCGACGCTTTTCAAACGTGTGCCTTAAGAATTAGAGGATAATATAACAAAAATGAAATTTAGGATAACATCAGACTTGACATAGCTAGGTTATTGTAACTAAATGCGGTAAAACTAATCAGAAAAATTTTCGTTATTTTTTATAGAGAGAATAATCTATGGAGAAAACATTTATTTCGGAAATATTATCAGCTTATCATCATTTACAATTAGAAAATGCAAATGAAGCAGCCACAAGACTAAAAGTGATAGATCGGGTATTAAAGGAAGTCTTGATGTGGACTGATAGTGATATAAAACCAGAAGAGCATGTGACTGAAGATGGTTTGACAACTTATGCTGATTATATACTAAAAACAGCTAATATTGCTCTTGTTGTTGAAGCTAAAAAGGCAGGGCCAAGCTTTAGTACAATTCCAGGAAAAAGAAAAATAAAGCTAAGTAATAGTTTTTTACAAAGTGATCTTGGTGAAGCGATAATACAAGCTAGAGATTACGCCAGGAAATTTGGTATAGATTATGCTGTCGCTACGAATGGAAATGTATGGGCATGTTTTGCAGCTCAGAGGCATGACAATGTCAAATTTAATGATTCAATAGCGCTTGTGTTCTGGTCGTTAGAAGATTGCTTAAATGATAATTATCAAGAATTCTATGATTTACTTAGTCGTGAAAATGTTATATCAGGAAGTCTAGAAACAGCACTTTTAGGTCGCGTCGAAAATCAAATAGAATTTAGAAAATTAAGAAATTTTTATTCGCAACAAAACAGAACACAGACAAATAATCCAATATATCATTTGATTGCTGATGAATTAAGGTTGGCTTTTTCTGATTCTATACTTTACTTGGATGAAGACTCCTTTGATAAATGTTATGTTTCAACACCAGAAACTATGAGATTCGATAGTAAAATTAGAATGAATATAGGTAGGCGTTCAAGTGTGCTGAATGGTGAAGTACTAAAAGGGCTTAATGATAAAGATACAAAAAGAATAGTTGATAAGTTTCAGGTTAAAGGGAAGAAAAAAATAAAAGTCAGGAATGACAAACCTCTCGCGATCTTGTTACTTGGGACTGTAGGTGCAGGTAAAACAACATTTCTTCATTACATGAGAAAGGTTAGAATAAAAGAGTTTTTTTCAAATCAATGTGATATCTTGACGCCGCATTGGGTTCATATAGACTTTCTAGATAATCCATCAGAAAGTTCAATAGTCGATTTTATTTATAAATCAATTCTGGAATATATCAATAAGCATCCTGTTTTGAGTAATAAGGATTTTGTATTTGATGCATTTCGAGAAGATATTGAGGCGATAAAATCAGGACCTCTTTTTTTATTGAGTGAGGATCAAAAAAATACCAGAATCTCGGATTTTTTATATGAACAATATAAAAAGATAAAACCTTATGTTGATAAAATAATAAGTCGCGTTACAAAAGAGACATCTTTTTTTCTTGTTATTGATAACGTTGATCAGATCGAGTTTGATGATATCCAGTCCCGGATATTTACCGAGTCATTTTCAATTTCCAGAGCGCTTTCATTAAATTTAGTACTTTCATTGAGGCAGTCTACATTTATCAAACATAAAAACTCACCTGCTATAGATGCTTTCGATTTTGAAGTTATACAAATAGATCCACCGAGAATAAGTAGTGTGATTGCAAAACGCTTTGCACTAGTAAAGTATATGACAAGTAATAAAAGTGGAAATTTTATTGCAGAAAATGGCGCTAAAGTTGTATTGGATGATATATCACAATTAGTCGATATTATTAGTGGGTCTGTGCTGGGAAGTGAGATTGGAACACGTATTGAAGTTCTTGCTACGGATGATGTTCGATTAGCATTACGTATGACTCGTGAGTTCTTAGAAAGAGGGTATACGAGTCCAGGTAAAGCAGTACAAATTTTCAGAGAACAAGGAAGATATCTTCTTCCACGTCATGAGGCATTTAGAGCTATATTACTGGGTACTGAGTTGACTTATAGCGAGTCAACGTCGACTATTGCGAACCCGTTTGATTCGAATTTAGCTGTGACACAAATGCAATTATTGAGGCTGTACATTCTTAATGTTATCGTTTCGTATGCAAGCGATCCCGGATTCAGACAAATCGATGGTTCGGTAATAACTGAAAAGTTAAGGTTAATTGGTATAGGTGACTCTTTCACGCATCGAGTTCTCGTTGATTTATGCAATAAAAGGTTTTTGTTCACCGTAAATCACGGAGATCCAACAGCTTCATCAAGTTTCATTCCTTCTCGGCTGGGGGGGTATATTGCAAAAGAACTTATTAGTAATTTCACGTTTATAGAGTGTATGCTTTATGATACATATATTGCTGATGCTAAGGTATGGAGTAGATTAAGAGATCTGAGTGCTAGAATTGAGTCTGAAAGAGATGTAATAAAAAGGATCACAATGCGTGTAAGTCGAGCAAAAACTTTCTATTATCAAATGGAAAAACTTATTTCACCGCTTTGTTCCGAAGCTATTATAAGAGGGTTGCCTTCACAATGGTGTTCTAACCCTCTTCAGGAGCGTTTACCTGAGTTAAGAAAAGAACTAAGAAGAGTTCTTAATTCTGCAAAAAAAACATATCAACCGAAACAGGATGATTCGTCTAAGTATTTCCTTGATGAAACGGTTTAAAAGATGGGGCTAGTATGCCCCATGCTATTATCTTACTAAAATAAATTTGGAAGTGCTGTTACAATAGATAGAGGCTCATTGTCGAGTCTCTGTTTTAATTAGTTGGTTATTTTATGTTTATTTATTTCGATATCAGATAAAAAATCAATAAAGACAGCTTTGTTGCTAGTATTTAATTCTGTAGTAATATACGGATAGTTGTTTTCTGATATACCACATATCTTTAATTGTTGGTTTTTGTCTTAGTTGATTTAAATTCAATCAACCACTCCAGCAACCTAAATATTCCTCCAGTTCCAAACAATGAATATATGATCAGGAGCATAGCACTGCTCTTCATTAAAAATTTACACTTAGTTTTGAGAAAACTGCTTACGTTATCTTAACTCTGAATTTGTACATCTTAAGAAGTGCTAGTTATATTTAGTTGTTGTGTTCCATGTTTTACAGAAAAATCAGAGAAACTGTACTCAATAGTTGCATTTCATCACTGATGAGACCGCCTTGTATTTATCAGGACTGGTGTACGTCCGATACAGAAAGTTGTCGTGCTGGTCCTCAAATGTGCGCTGGCTATTGCGGGTAATGGCAATTTATTGTCTTGCTATTGTCCTTATGGATCGCCTTTCTGATTGATTTTATATTGGCGAGGTAACGGGAGTTAAGTACAATGGCTGCGGGTGCTTGAGGCTATCTGTCTCAGGCATGAACACCAAAGGCAGATAGAGAAAAGCCCCAGTTAACATTACGCGTCCTGCAAGACGCTTAACATTAATCTGAGGCTCAATCTATGAACGGCAAATCTAGGTTAGCCTCTTACGTGCCGAAAGGCAAGGAGAAGCAGGCTATGAAGCAGCAAAAGGCGATGTTAATCGCCCTGATCGTCATCTGTTTAACCGTCATTGTGACGGCACTGGTAACGAGGAAAGACCTCTGCGAGGTACGAATCCGAACCGGCCAGACGGAGGTCGCTGTCTTCACAGCTTACGAACCTGAGGAGTAAGAGACCTGGCGGGGGAGAAATCCCTCGCCACCTCTGATGTGTCAGGCATCCTCAACGCACCCGCACTTAACCCGCTTCGGCGGGTTTTTCGTCGCATTATGAGGTTGTAATTTTAGCTACCATTAGACTATCCTAAGGATCTCAAACAGATCTATTTTGCATCAAATTTGGTGCATGGCTTTGCCAATAATCGGAAAACAAAAGGACTCATTAGTATGAGCTGCCCACTCAAAAAACACACGCGGTTGAGTATTCCGCCTCGCGATAAAAGCGTTGTGGCAGTCCCTCGCCCAGCGATTGATGAAAACTGCGCACATCGTGAACAAGTGAAAAATGCTTTTGATTTCGGTTTTTCTCGTTATGAGAAAGCCATGGAAGAACTTTCAAAAGTGTAATGATGGGTATTGTGCTCTATGGCTGAGATTGTTGAAGGAGTGCATTACCTTACGGTTGATGATCTTGTTGAAATCAATCGTTCCCTAATTGAATTACAGACGCCAGATGAGCCCGTTGGTGTTCTGAGTCCAGATAACTTAAGTTCTTCTCAGGCCCGTCCCAGCATGGTTCGATGGTATGAACAGACTAATGACATGTTTGTACTGGCATCGGTATTGATTGAAAGTCTGATTCAGAATCATCCGTTTGCTAATGCGAACAAACGAACAGCTATGATGGCTGGTTACGTCTTCTTGTTGTTGAATGGCTATGAGTTAACAGCACCAGGCGATGAAATCGTGGAAATGGCAGAGGGACTGGCCTGCAAAACCTATACTCGAGAAGATCTCGAGAACTGGTTGTGTTATTGGTCTCGCGCGTATGACAGCCGGGAATTATGTAAAACAGGCGCAACTATTGTTTTGTATGAAACTATCAAGCTTAGAATAGAACAGCAAAACTAAAGGCGCTTCCAATGAAAACCCGCTTCGGCGGGTTTTGTTTTTTCCGGGCATTCTGGTTTACAATCTGCACGCCAGCCTGAACAACTGGCACCTGCTGCGCCAGCAGAGAAAACAGATGGCGCACAAGACCAAATTACACAATTCTGATAATTCAGCCGCTTTTGCCAGCAGGCACGGGCGGCGTTCTCATGTATTCAAATCTGACTGGTACCAGCATCCCCCATGCACTGAAGAACAGGCCGAATGGCTGATTCAGTGTTACGGCAGGCGCGGATACGAGGTTAAGAAAGCCCTCAGCCTCGATTATCGTCACTGGATAATCTCTGTCAGGCTCCCTTATTCCGAACGTCCACCGCGTCCATCCCGCACATACCAGCAACGTATCTGGAGGTAACGTGCGGGTATTACTTCGACCTGTTCTGGTACCGGAACTCGGGCTGGTGGTCCTTAATCCGGGCCGTGAATCCATGCCGGTATTTTACAATACCCGGGTGTTGGTGGAGCCGGAACCGAAAAACATGCGGGCGCTGCCATCAGGAGAGGTTCCCGCTGTTCGCCAGCCGCTGGCGCAAGACAAATCGTTACTGCCATTTTTCAGCGATGAGCGGGTGATCCGTGCTGTAGGTGGTGCAGGCGCACTGTCTGACTGGCTATTACGTCACGTGAAATCCTGCCAGTGGCCACACGGCGATTATCATCACAGCGAAACCGTCATACATCGTTACGGTACTGGCGCGATGGTGTTGTGCTGGCACTGCGACAACCAGCTGCGGGAGCAGACATCTGATTCACTGGAGCAACTTGCTCAGCAGAATCTGGCAGCCTGGATGATTGACGTCATACGTCACGCAATGAATGGCACACAAGAGCGGGAATTATCGCTGGCTGAATTATCCTGGTGGGCGGTCTGCAATCAGGTGGCGGACGCGCTACCGGAGGCAGTATTACGTCGCTCTCTGGGATTACGTGCGGAAAAAATCCACTCGGTGTATCGCGAAAGTGACATCGTACCGGGAGAGCAGAGCGCCACCAGCATACTGAAGCAGCGCACAAAAAATCTTGCGCCGTTGCCTCATGTCCACCAGCAACAAATCCCGCCACAGGAAAAGACGGTGGTCAGCATTGCCGTTGATCCGGAGTCTCCTGAATCTTTCATGAGGCGACCTAAACGTCGCCGTTGGGTAAATGAGAAATATACGCGCTGGGTGAAGACACAGCCGTGTGCGTGTTGTGGTCAACCAGCCGACGACCCCCATCACCTGATTGGTCACGGTCAGGGTGGAATGGGAACAAAGGCCCACGATATTTTTACGTTACCGTTGTGTCGTAAACATCATAACGAGCTTCATGCAGATCCGTTGGCGTTCGAAGAAAAGCATGGTTCTCAGGTTGATTTAATTTTTCGTTTTCTTGATCACGCCTTTGCAACCGGCGTGCTTGGATAAAAGAGGTTACTGATGGGGATAGAATTTGTTTTGCCTTACCCGCCGACGGTGAATACCTACTGGCGTCGTCGTGGCAGCACATATTTTGTATCAAAAGCAGGGGAGCGTTATCGCCGGGATGTGGCGCTTATTGTTCGCCAGCAGCGACTGAAATTAAATCTGTCCGGAAGGCTGGCAATAAAAATTATTGCAGAGCCGCCGGATAAGCGCCGTCGTGACCTGGACAATATTCTGAAAGCACCGCTGGATGCACTGATGCATGCGGGGCTTCTCATAGACGACGAGCAGTTTGATGAAATCAATATTGTGCGCGGTCAGCTCGTTCCTGGTGGTCGGTTGGGGATAAAAATCACAGAACTGGAGTGCGCATGAATAACCAGTATTTACAGTTTGTGCGTGAGCAGCTCATTATCGCCACCGCTGATTTGAGTGGGGCAACAAAAGGTCAGCTTGAAGCCTGGCAGGAGAATGCCATGTTCGATACAGGGCGTTACAGGCGTAAAAAAATCCGGTACCGAGATGAAGTGACCGGAAAAATGATTACGCGGGATAATCCACCAATCCCGGGGAAACAATCGCTGGCGAAGGGGACGTCAATTCCTCTGGTCAGTCCGGTTGAGTTTTCGACATCATCGTGGCGGCGGGCTGTTCTGTCTCTTGAAGAACATCATAAAGCCTGGCTGCTGTGGTGTTACAGCGGTAGCATTTGCTGGGAGCATCAGATCGCGATAACGCAGTGGGCGTGGACTGAATTTAATGCTCAATCCGGTACCAGAAAAATTGCAGGAAAAACTCTGGTGCGCCTGAAGACGTTGATCTGGTTGGCGGCGCAGGCGGTAAAAGCTGAGCTTTTTGGTGGGGAAGGTTACGAATACCAGGAACTGGCGTTACTGGTGGGAGTAACAACCAAAAACTGGTCCAAGACATTTACTGGTCACTGGGTTGCAATGAAACACATTTTTCATCGGCTGGATGGTGAAGCTTTATTGTTGGTGGAGGGAACACGTTCAAAACAAAAGGCGGCATTTTCATAGCAAAGTATTGCAAAAGTAGATAAAAAGGCATATATTTCGTGTGAATCTGATATTTTGCCGTTTTTATACGTGATGGCAAAGCTAGTAAAACCCGTGACCGAGCGGGTTTTTTTTATCCCCAAAAAAATGGCATAGACATTAAACGTGATGATGATTGTGCCAATACTTTCTCCATCAATGACGCCCCTTGACTGCATGGAATCCAATTTGTTATGTAATATGTGTTGATATTTTTGAGTTGTTAATGGTGTTACTATGGATGACAGTGCTCTGCTCAGAAACTCTTCACTTTTTGTTGCTTATATGGGCTGTCTAGGATGGGGAAGCGCTTATTTCTATGGATGGGGTACTTCATTTTACTATGGCTTTCCATGGTGGGTTGTCGGGGCTGGTGTCGATGATGTAGCACGAAGTTTGTTTTATGCTGTGACAGTTATCGTTATATTCCTTATTGGATGGGGAGTTGGTATTGTTTTCTTTTTGGGCATAAAACAAAAGCGCAATATACAAAATTTGAGTTTTATCCGGCTTTTTCTCGCGATATTGCTGCTTTTTATTCCACCTGTTCTGGAGTTTTCGGTAATTCATCAGCATGTTGAGCCAGATGTACTGATTTTCTGCATTCTTGCTGCCTTTACAATCACGCTTTTTGTCAGGTTTGGAAGAAGACTTGTTTCAGTCAAATGTTTTTCGGAAATGTCTTTTATTCGTCATCACCGAATTGAGTTCATGATGGCTGGGTTTATGATTTATTTCTGGGCATTCTCTCTTATTGCCGGTTGGTACAAACCACAGTTTAAGAGGGAATATCAGGCGATCCACTATGAGAATGTATGGTATTACATTATTGCGCGTTATGATGATCGTCTGGTGTTATCGAAATCATACAGGAGTGGGGGTAAGAAATTCGTTATATTTAATAGCGGAAATATTAATGATTTTGAAATTAATACAGTCAGAGTGCGTTAAAATTTCTTGAGTAACAAAGATTTTTACCGCCCGCCATTGAGAGGTTTTTTATGCCAGAAAAATGGTTCGGTACATAAAATGTGCAGGTGGTTATTAATACCGGTCTTTCAGCTTGCTGGCTTTTTCGACAAGAGTTATTGGTATGTCACGTTAACCAATAAAGAGAAAAAGACATGCTAAAACAGCAGGATATGACCGAAACAGCCAGAGTGGTGTTTAATGAATTAAGCGTCACTGAACCGGCAACAGTTGGGGAAATTGCGCAGAATACTTACCTTTCACGCGAACGCTGTCAGTTAATACTGACCCAGCTTGTTATGGCGGGTCTGGCAGATTATCAGTTCGGTTGTTACAGACGCCTTCCGCAGTGAAGGTTTTTTCATTTGTGGTAATGGGCGGCTGGTTGGTGTTAGCGGCACCTGCCAGCCATCTGCTCATGCGTTAGGGTCACAAGCAAACCTCAGGCCCATCTGCTTTGCGCAAAAGCGGTATGAGCCTATCAGAGAAGTGCTTATTGATCTATGGTTGATACTGTAAAAATATCCAGTTGTGAGTTAATCAACGCTGATTGCCTGGAATTTATCCAGACCTTACCGGAAAACTCTGTCGATCTGATAGTCACAGACCCGCCATACTTTAAAGTGAAGCCCGAGGGCTGGGATAACCAGTGGAAGGGCGACGATGATTACCTGAAATGGCTGGATCAGTGTCTGGCTCAGTTCTGGCGGGTACTGAAACCTGCCGGAAGTCTCTACCTGTTCTGTGGTCATCGCCTGGCATCTGACACCGAAATCATGATGCGTGAGCGCTTTAATGTGCTGAACCACATTATCTGGGCGAAGCCATCCGGACGCTGGAACGGGTGCAACAAAGAAAGCCTGCGGGCGTATTTCCCGGCAACAGAGCGCATTCTGTTTGCCGAACATTATCAGGGGCCATACCAGCCAAAAAATGATGGCTATGCGGCAAAGGAGCGCGAGCTTAAACAACACGTCATGGCCCCGCTGATTTCTTACTTCCGTGATGCGCGTGAATCACTGGGGATAACGTCCAAACAGATAGCGGAAGCCACCGGAAAGAAAAACATGGTGTCGCACTGGTTTGGTACCTGTCAGTGGCAGTTACCGAACGAAGCTGATTACAGAAAACTGCAGGCGCTGTTCGCGTGTGTTGCAGAAGAAAAGCACCAGCGTGGGGAGCTGGCAACGCCACACCAGCAACTGGTCAGCACATACAGTGAACTGAACCGGCAATATGCCAGTCTGCTTGAGGAATACAAATCTCTGCGGCGTTATTTTTCTGTATCGGCCGCCGTTCCTTATACGGATGTCTGGACGCATAAGCCCGTACAGTATTATCCGGGTAAGCATCCCTGCGAAAAACCGGCGGATATGTTGCGTCAGATAATTTCTGCCAGCAGTCGTCCGGGGGATGTGGTTGCGGATTTTTTTATGGGATCGGGGGCAACAATAAAAGCAGCAATGGGATTGGGGCGTCGCACGATTGGGGTTGAACTTGAGTCCGGGCGTTTTGAACAAACAGTTGGTGAAATATTGGTGCTGAACGATAAATTGCGAAATGCACAATTAGATAAGAACAGGAGCTAATCCTCGATTAATATCTAAGCCAAGCAGGATGCTTGGAAGTTCTGATATATTCTTATCGTTTTTCGGTATTTAAAACTGATTTTCGCTGGTTGCGAAAGCACGTGGTCGGGCACTGCGTTCACACATGCAGGAGGGTGTGAAGCCAGCTTTTTTGTGTGTATTCAGATGGCGTTCTGATTCTATAACGAGTTACGTGGACATCAGGGATGGAGAGAATAGGAACGCCATCTTAATACATTTTCCCCGTTTATTTGATATATCTTCCGGATAAGGGATTAGGTCTGGTTTTTTATGTCATTCAATAACGCTCTTCTATACTGTATACAATACTTTATCCTGGCAGTGTGTTTAAAACCTGAACTTATCCTTTGTTTCGTTTATAGACAGAAGGGTTAATATCGACTTATCATCAGCAGGATGGCAACAGATGTGTAAGCAGCTGGTCACCAGTTATACTTCAGTGGTACTTCTGAGTGCTTCTCTCCGTGAAATGATTATCATCCAGATGGCAGGAGTAGAGTGAATATTGATGATATTTCCAGGTGCTCCAGCTTGTTGCAGCGTATTGAGGATGTTAATGCTGAACGAGCCAGGGCCTTTAGTCGTTTGACAGTTATATTTTCTACCCCTGATCGCCTTTCAGGAAAGAACATTGTTTTATTAAACAGTGATGCCATCCATAAGGTTTTTGAAGAGTTCATGGCTGCTAATTCAGAATTGCTGGCTCTTGTTGAGGAATACAACGAGATAGCCAGCCGTGTCGGTATGGATGAATTCAACGTCATACTTCGTGGATAAAAACATGCTTCATATTTTCTGTTAGCTCGCTACTGCGAGCTTTTTTGTATCTGAGCCACATCAGGCGCACATCAAAAACACAGAGCCTTTCAGGGCGGGGAGGGGGCTCTTGCCGTTACACCGTAATGCAAAATAACAGCATACAAAAGGTATCGGTGATGGTTGTTATTGGTGTGGTTTATTAAAAAAGTGTAAGAAAATTATGAGCGTTGTAGTTGAACAAAATGGTGAAATTGTATGAGCTCGGCATAATGAAAGTTCTGAAGGTATTGCCTGCACACGCTGTGTAAAGGACGGCACGCAACTGCGACTCGTTGCCGTCCTTGAGGACGCATTTACTCAGGCTAAAGGCGAGTTGCTATGCTGGGATGACGGAAATGGAGTGCCGAATAGCTGCACTTCCGCCTCCTAAATCAATTGTAATATTCCAGTAACCTGAATGCGGTACATGAAGGTGGGCCGGTAATCTCTGAAAAAAACCGCCACCACCGTGATGATGAAAGCTTCTTGCGTTGCGGTAGTTATTAAAGTTTGTATCTGTCATCAGCAAAATATTGCACTGATGAGAGCAGTCAACCACTACCGTATCTCCTGCATTTAAATACATTCTTTTATGTAAAAACTGCATGTGATTTCCCTGAACAGAGGTAATCAGCCATCCCTCTTTCTCTATGATGAGCCAGCGTCCCACCACTGGCGGGCTGAATGCTTAACATATCCAGGGTTCAGAAAACGTTAAACCCTGATAAATATCCATATCTTCAAACGTTAATAAAATGTCAGTTACGGGGCCGCTGATGGTCCTTTTTATTTACAGGAGAATAAATATGTCTGAACCCTTATCCGGTTCCAGCACTGCTGTGGCGCTCGGCGGGGCGACGGTATTCGGGCTGTTTACCGGGACGGATTTCGGGATTGTGTTTGGCGCGTTTGCCGGGGCGTTGTTTGTGGCCACGATGCCACAGGTGATTTCTGTCTGGCGTGTGGCGGCGCATTTTCTGGTGTCGTTCATTGTTGGCGTGCTGGGGGCGGATGTCCTTGCGTCCTGGCTGGTCGAAAAATTGAATCTCCACAGCACATCTCTCGACGCGCTTTGTGCGGTACTGGTATCGGTGGTGTCGGTGAAGATTCTCTCATTCATCCACCAGCAGGATATCGCATCGCTGGTATCCGGGCTGTTCTCCCGTCTGCGGGGTGGAGGCGGTAATGTTAAGTAACCTTCCCGGATTACTGAATGTGGTGTTAAGCACGGTTATCGTGCTGACGCTCTTTTTTTATCGTCGTGGTGAGTCGAGACATAAACCGCTGATGTCGTGGCTGGCCTGGCTGCTGATGCTGCTTTATGCCTTTGCGCCGCTTTGTTATCTGTGTGGTCGCTTTCCACCCGGTAACTGGCTGGTCGTCCTGATTAACCTGGTGTTCTGCGTGCTGGTGATACGAGCACGCGGGAACGTATCAAAAATCCTTGTATTACGAAGGCGCTGATATGAAGTCGAAAGATGAAATTTTTGACGAAATTCTGGGAAAAGAGGGCGGTTACGTCAATCACCCGGATGATAAAGGTGGTCCGACTAAATGGGGCATCACTGAAAAAGTTGCCCGTGCACACGGTTATCAGGGCGATATGCGTGACCTGACGCGTGGGCAGGCGCTGGAAATACTCGAGGCGGACTACTGGTACGGACCACGATTCGACCAGGTTGAGGACCTGTCTCCGGATATTGCCGCAGAGTTGTGCGATACGGGCGTGAACATGGGGCCAACTGTGGCGTCCAGAATGCTTCAGCGCTGGCTGAACGTTTTCAACCTGCGCGGGAAACTCTATCCGGATATGGATGCTGATGGACGCATCGGGCCGCGTACTCTTAATGCATTACGGGCATATCTGAAAAATCGCAGCAGGGATGGTGAACTGGTACTGGTGAAAGCCCTGAACTGTACGCAGGGCGAGCGTTATCTGGAGCTGGCAGAGAAACGCGAGGCCAATGAGTCGTTTGTCTATGGCTGGATGAAAGAGCGCGTGGTGGTTTAAAAACTGACACTGAAGTGCTGAACACCCTCAACTCATGCAGGCTCTTTTCTGGGGCTACGATGAGCGAAAGTAAGGGGCATAGCATCAGATAGCAAAAACCCCGGCTGCGGTAACAGTCCGGGGTTTTCTGTTTCTGGCCCTGGGTAAGGCAAAGGAGAACATGAGGAATTATAAACTAATTCTGTTGAGGTTGACTATGAAAAACGGCCTTGAATTGAAAGCGCCTGTAACTGATGACATCAGCAGAGCGGTGGCTTTTGCCATTAAGTGGGTGGCGGTCGGTATCGCTGTGTCTCCGATGCTGTATGGGATGGCAAAATTGCTCATTGCTGTGAAATCGTAAGTGGGGCAGGGGTAAATATGTCAGATAGCATTATAAAACTGGCGCGAATTCTCTGTGTGGTTGTTGGCCTTTCATTTTCAGCAATGTTGGTTGCCATTTTCATTTCCACCGCCTGGCGAGTATTGAGCTTATCCGGATTGATTGGTGGATAGTGAGATGAAGCGAAAACACTGGACACACAGAATGCCGCGAACGGCGGCGAAATGGGCACTGGTAGCGATACTGGTGCCTTTTTTCCTGGTGGGATGCGTCAGCCTGGATAAGGCGCGCCAGCTTTTCGATACAGCTTCTCAGGTCTGTGAAATTGTCGACGGTGTTCGGCAGTGTATGCAGAACTGATCGCCTGTAAGAGCAGAATATTGTTGAATCTAAATTTACTTTGAACAGTGGCCCGGATGGAAAGGGCATCTAAATAGGAGCAGAAAAATGTTAACTGTAAAAGTCATGTCTCAAAATGGTGGGGAAGAGATCCATTGCGGGCGTAGCATTGGCTATCATCCTGAGCAGCGGAGTATTGCCGTATCGGGAAAGGATGGGAAAGTCATTCTGAAAGATGGAGATATTGCTTATGTAATGAACCAAAACGCTCAAATAATATCTGTTTATCGGCCCAATAATAGTCAGAAAAACATTTGAATTTCGCAAGGCCAAAGTTCAGTGGTGATCGTTATCAACTAATTGAAATAACAAGCTTATGTATGTGTAATTGGTGATATAGCATGTTAATGCTGAATATCAGCGTCAACATGGAGTTATACAATGGTTTTTAAACACTATTACGTGAACAAAAATGCTCAGAGCAATGGCGATCATGAGGTGCATGCTGAGGAATGTTCATATCTTCCTGCTGTAGCTAACCGCGATTACCTTGGTTACTATAGTGATTGTTCTTCGGCGGTAACAGAGGCAAAGGCCAAAGGATATTCCCGGGTGAATGGTTGCTATTGGTGTGCCAATAAGTGCCACACGTCTTAATCAATTGTCAATAAACCATAAAGGCCGCTCTGCGGCCTTTTTCATGTTAAAAAAGATTGCGGCATTACAGCAGCCCTTCACTCTAAGGGGCTGCTGTAATGTGAGAAATAAAAAACCGGCCCAGCTACACAGAACCGGCCGGCGAAGACCGCCAATACCACCCATGCATTGATGCAACATACTAATGACAATAGCCGCTATTGATGTAAATGCAATGTTATGCATCGACGAAAATAAAAAACCGGCAGGGGAAATCCATTGAAGACTTGCCGGTGGCAAAAGTTGCCAATGCTTTTATAACCGTAGTCACAGAGTTACGAAGTGCAACACCGAATGCTGCTGGTATATGGATGAATGGCGTTTCAATGATTTTCATCAATTTATTCATCAGCAATGGTGATAATCACTCTCATTTGTGCGGGTCCTTCCGGTGGGGTGGCCTGCCACGGGGCGGGAGCGTCGCGGAAAAAGGCTAGTTTTTGCATTTCCATGGCGGCGGCAGTATGTTTGGTAATTTATTGATAATTAAAAGCTATTTCTCTTTTCACCTGTACAATATTTTTTTCTCCCTGTCATTAGACCAGTTTGCAATTAATTGAAATATATAAATAAACATGATTTTCACCTGCCAGATGGAGTTGCTTATGTCAAATGTGAGCGGGATCGGTGATGCTTATTACTGGAGTGTTTTTAAAATCGCCGAGGCCTTTGGGCTTCACCGGGACACAGTAAAAAAACGGCTCCTCGCGGCCAACACTCCTGTGGCTGCGACTGTCAGGGGGAACCCCGTTTACGCCCTGCAGCATGTCGGGCCCGCCCTGTTTAGTGTGAAGCATGAGGCAGCAGACTCTGTTCATGATCCATCCCGTATGGAGCCGAAAGAGAGAAAGGACTGGTACCAGTCTGAAAATGAAAGGATCAAGCTGGAAAAGGAGCAGCGAAAACTCATCCCAGTTGATGAAGTAGTCATCGTCTATTCGTCCATGAGAAAGGCTGTCGTCCAGGTTCTGGAGACAATTCCGGATGTTCTTGAACGCGATTGCGCCCTGACTCCTCAGGCCGTCGGCGTTGTACAGCAGGCCATTGATGACCTGCGATACACTCTTCAGGAAAAATCCTACGAGGCTTGTGCTGCTGAATTAATTCCTGATGAGGAAGGAGAGAGTCTCTAGGAGGAATAATGGGTTTTTCATCAGCCCGAAATTTGGGAAGGGACATATCGGCAGGATTTTCCCCACCACGTCGCATGCCGATTTCGGAGGCTGTTAAAAAATTCATGCGTGTTCCCAAGGGGGCTGGTAACTCGGTGCCATGGGATCCTGAACTGACACCCTACATCATTGAGCCCATGAACTGCCTGGCATCGCGTGAATACGATGCGGTGATTTTTGTTGGTCCTGCGCGAACAGGGAAGACCATTGGTCTGATCGATGGATGGATTGTCTATACCATCGTTTGCGATCCTTCGGACATGCTCGTTGTGCAGATGACCGAAGATAAGGCCCGCGAGCATTCGAAAAAGCGCCTCGACAGAACGTTCAGAAGCAGTGCGGCGGTAAAGAAAAGAATGAGTCCACGTCGTAACGACAATAATGTCCATGATAAGACGTTCAGGGATGGCTCGTTCCTTAAAATTGGTTGGCCCTCGGTCAACATTATGTCGTCGTCGGATTACCGGTTTGTCGCCTTAACCGATTACGACCGTTTTCCGGAGAATATCGACAGCGAGGGTGATGGTTTCTCCCTGGCCTCAAAACGTACCACCACATTTATGTCCGCCGGGATGACTCTGGTGGAGAGCTCGCCGGGACGTGACATCTGCGACAGCAAATGGCGACGTAAGTCGCCTCATGAAGCGCCACCGACGACTGGTATTCTTTCCCTTTACAATCGTGGTGACCGCCGCCGCTGGTACTGGCCATGTCCGCACTGCGGTGAATATTTTCAGCCAGCTATGGATGCCATGACCGGCTACCGTAATGAACCGGATCCCTTTAAAGCCAGTGAGGCGGCGTATCTACTTTGCCCGCACTGCAGCGGCATTATCACTGCGGAGAAAAAGCGTGAGCTCAATAGTGCAGGAGTCTGGTTGCGTGAAGGTCAGGTCATTGATCGTAACGGCAACGTTTCCGGTGAACCGCGCCGCTCCCGTATCGCCAGTTTCTGGATGGAAGGGCCAGCTGCTGCGTATCAGACCTGGGCGCAACTGGTTTACAAATTACTGACTGCAGAACAGGAGTATGAAGCGACAGGAAGCGAAGAAACACTCAGGGCGGTTATCAACACCGACTGGGGATTGCCTTATCTTCCTCGTGCCAGCATGGAGCAACGAAAAAGTGAACTGCTTGAGCAGCGGGCAGAGCCAGTTCCTTCCCGCAGTGTGCCGGATGGCGTTAATTTCCTTGTGGCGACAGTGGATGTGCAGGCGGGACGTCATCGCCGTTTTGTGGTTCAGGTAACGGGCTATGGCAGCCGTGGCGAACGCTGGATTATTGATCGTTACAACATCACGCAGTCATTGCGCAGTGACTGCGACGGGGAGAGCCAGCGAATTGATCCGGCCAGCTATCCGGAAGACTGGGATGTCCTGCTGACGGATGTTTTTCATAAAAGCTGGCCGCTGGCCTCCGATCCTTCTCAACAAATGCGACTGATGGCAATGGCGGTGGACTCCGGCGGTGAAGACGGGGTCACTGATAATGCCTATAAATTCTGGCGTCGTTGCCGTCGTGATGGCCTTGGTAAACGTATTTACCTGTTTAAGGGCGACAGCATCCGGCGCGCAAAACTGATCAGCCGTACATTCCCTGATAACACCGGACGAACGGGCCGCCGGGCGCAGGCCGCAGGTGATGTGCCGCTCTGGCTTCTTCAGACGGATGCCCTGAAAGACCGGGTGAATAACGCGTTATGGCGTGACTCGCCAGGTCCAGGCTATGTGCATTTCCCTGACTGGCTGGGGAGCTGGTTTTACGACGAACTGACGTATGAAGAGCGGAGCAGTGACGGGAAATGGAGTAAGCCGGGTCGCGGTGCCAACGAAGCTTTTGACCTGATGGTGTATGCCGAGGCTCTGGTCATTCTGCATGGATACGAAAAGATCCGCTGGCCGGATGCACCGGAGTGGGCGAGCCGGGAAACCTGGCTGGAGTGTGTCCAGGACAGTACCGAACCGTCATCCTCACCGGAACCGGTATCCACGCCTGTTAAAAAACAAAAACGGAAGAAAACAGTAACTGACGATGTTAACCCCTGGCTGACTTCCGGAGGATGGTTATGAACCAGAATGATATCGAAGCCATGATTCAGCGTTATATGGAAGCTGAAATGGCGGTGCTGGACGGAAAATCCGTCACCTTTAATGGTCAGCAGATGACCATGGAAAACTTATCTGAGATCCGGCAGGGACGGCAGGAGTGGGAGCGCCGCCTTGCGGCTCTGATTACACGACGACGGGGGCATCCCGGGTACCGGCTGGCGAGGTTCTGATGGCAATTCTTGATGATGTGATTGGCGTTTTTTCACCAGGATGGAAAGCGGCAAGGCTGCGTTCCCGTGCGGTGATCCAGGCTTATGAGGCCGTAAAAACGACGCGGACACACAAAGCCCGACGGGAGAACCGAACTGCCGACCAGTTAAGCCAGTACGGGGCCGTGTCGTTACGTGAGCAGGCCCGTTACCTTGATAACAACCACGATCTGGTTATTGGTGTATTTGACAAGCTGGAAGAACGGGTGGTGGGGAAAAACGGGATTATTGTCGAGCCACATCCGGTATTACGCAATGGGGCCATTGCCCGTGACCTGGCTGCGGAGATTCGCACCCGATGGAGTGAATGGTCTGTCAGCCCGGAAGTCACCGGGCAGTTTACCCGTCCGATGCTGGAACGTCTGATGCTTCGTACCTGGCTGCGCGATGGTGAGGTGTTTGCCCAGATGGTTTCCGGGCGCATAAATAGCCTGACGCCTTCTGCCGGTGTTCATTTCTGGCTGGAGGCGCTCGAGCCGGACTTTATTCCCATGACCAGTGATGAGAGCAACAGGCTGAATCAGGGCGTGTTTGTTGATGACTGGGGGCGTCCCGAAAAATATCTGGTGTATAAAAGCCGTCCCGTATCCGGGCGGCAGATGGAAACCAAAGAAGTGGATGCAGAGCGAATGCTGCATCTTAAATTTGTTCGCCGTCTGCACCAGATGCGCGGGACGTCTTTATTGTCCGGTGTGCTGATCCGCCTCAGTGCCCTGAAAGAGTATGAAGATTCTGAGCTGACTGCAGCAAGGATCGCCGCTGCTCTGGGGATGTACATCCGCAAAGGCGACGGGCAGAGCTATGAAACGGATGGTAATGGCAGCAAGGAGAATGAACGCGAGCTTACCATTCAGCCTGGCATTATTTACGACGATCTGAAACCCGGCGAAGAAATCGGAATGGTGAAGTCGGATCGCCCCAATCCTAACCTTGAAACTTTTCGTAATGGTCAGTTGCGTGCCGTGGCGGCGGGCAGTCGTCTGAGTTTTTCCAGTACGGCACGCAACTATAACGGCACTTACAGCGCCCAGCGTCAGGAGCTGGTTGAATCCACTGATGGCTACCTGATCCTGCAGGACTGGTTTATTGGTGCCGTCACCCGTCCGATGTACCGTGCCTGGCTGAAACAGGCTGTGGCATCCGGTGTTATCAGGCTACCCCGCGATCTTGACCGTTCTTCACTGTATACCGCGGTGTATTCCGGACCGGTGATGCCGTGGATTGACCCTGTTAAGGAGGCTGAGGCCTGGAAAATCCAGATTCGTGGTGGAGCGGCGACAGAATCAGACTGGGTACGTGCTGGTGGTCGTAATCCGGATGATGTCAAACGTCGGCGCAAGGCCGAAATTGATGAAAACCGCAAGCTGGATCTGGTATTTGATACCGATCCGGCCAGTGATAAAGGAGGCAGCAGTGCCGCAACGAAACGACAGGAGCCGCAGCACACCGACGACCAGTCCGAAGAATAATTCCTGGTTCAGGATGCAGGCTGGTCACCAGAGTGACGCGGATATTTATATTTATGACGAGATTGGTTTCTGGGGTGTTACAGCGAAGCAGTTTATCAGTGATCTGAATGCACTGGGCGATATCACCCACATTAATCTCCATATTAATTCACCGGGTGGCGATGTCTTTGAAGGCATCGCCATTTTTAATGCGCTGAAAACACATGGTGCGTCCATTACCGTTTATGTCGACGGTGTGGCGGCGTCAATGGCGTCGGTCATTGCGATGGTGGGAAACCCGGTCATTATGCCGGAAAACACCTTCATGATGATTCATAAACCATTTGGCTTTACGGGCGGTGATGCGGAGGACATGCGCACCTATGCCGACCTGCTCGATAAAGTTGAGGCGGTTCTGTTACCCGCTTATGCACAGAAAACCGGGAAAACCACCGATGAAATTGCTGCCATGCTGGCGGATGAGACCTGGATGTCCGGTGCCGAATGTCTGGCACAGGGATTTGCTGATCAGGTAACGCCAGCCGTTAAGGCAATGGCATGTATTCAGTCAAAACGTACAGAGGAATTTAAAAAGATGCCGGAATCCATTCGAAACATGATTACTCCGCCACGCAACAGTGCTCCACGCGTACAGGATGATGAACCTGCAGTCTCCCGGACGCCAGTGCAGGCAGCAGCACCCGTGGTGGATGAAAACAGTATCCGTGCGCAGGTACTGGCAGAGCAAAAAGCGCGTGTAAACGGTATTAATGATCTGTTTGCCATGTTTGGCGGGCGCTATCAGACGCTGCAGGCTCAGTGTCTTGCCGATCCTGAATGTTCGCTGGAGCAGGCCCGCGAAAAGTTGTTGAACGAGATGGGGCGCGAGTCCACGCCATCCAATAAAAATACCCCGGCTCATATTTATGCCGGTAACGGTAATTTTGTGGGGGACGGGATCCGCCAGGCGCTGATGGCGCGTGCCGGATTTGAAAAAACCGAACGTGATAATGTCTACAACGGGATGACCCTGCGTGAATATGCCCGTATGTCACTGACTGAACGGGGTATTGGGGTTTCCGGTTATAACCCGATGCAGATGGTCGGTGCGGCGTTCACACACAGTACGTCTGACTTCGGTAATATTCTGCTGGATGTTGCGAACAAAGCCATTCTGCAGGGCTGGGAAGATGCCCCTGAAACCTATGAACAGTGGACGCGGAAAGGTCAGTTGTCTGATTTTAAAATTGCCCATCGTGTGGGTATGGGGGGCTTCAGTGCTCTGCGTCAGGTGCGTGAAGGGGCGGAATATAAATACGTCACCACCGGAGATAAACAGGCCACTATTGCACTGGCGACCTATGGTGAGCTGTTCAGTATCACCCGTCAGGCCATTATCAATGATGATCTGAATATGCTGACCGATGTCCCGATGAAACTGGGCCGTGCGGCGAAATCCACTATTGCCGATCTGGTTTATGCCATTCTGACGTCTAACCCGAAAATCTCCACAGATAATGTAAGTCTGTTCGATAAAGCGAAACATGCAAACGTACTGGAGAGCGCTGCAATGGACGTGGCATCGCTGGATAAAGCCCGCCAGTTGATGCGCGTTCAGAAAGAGGGGGAGCGTCATCTGAATATTCGTCCTGCGTTCGTACTGGTACCGACGGCGATGGAGTCTGTTGCTAACCAGGTCATTCACTCCTCAAGTGTCAAGGGGGCTGACATTAACGCCGGTATTATTAACCCGGTGAAAGATTTTGCGACCGTTATTGCAGAGCCTCGTCTTGATGATAACAGCCAGACCACCTTCTACCTGGCTGCGTCAAAAGGCTCCGATACGATTGAAGTGGCTTATCTCAACGGTGTGGATACGCCATATATTGATCAGATGGAGGGCTTCAGTGTGGATGGCGTGACAACGAAAGTGCGTATTGACGCCGGTGTCGCGCCAGTTGATCACCGCGGTCTGGTGAAATGTACGGCGTAAACGTCGCAGACAACAACTCTGATGGCCCGTAAGGGCTTTTTTTGTACCTGAAATCAGCCCCTGAACGGGGCTGTGCGGAGACAGTTATGGCAAAGAATTTTGTAGAAGAAGGAAAAACGGTGGCGATTGTTGCCAGTGCAGCCATCAGCAGCGGAGATCTGGTGCAGGTGGGTGATGTTTTTGCGGTGGCGCTGACCGATATTCCACAGGGTGAAACAGGCGACGGCCTGACCGAAGGTGTGTTTATGCTGCCTAAGCTGAAAACGGATGACATGAAAACGGGTAAGAAGGTTTATCTGAAGTCCGGAAAAGTTCAGCTGACTAACAGCGGCTCTGATCCGCTGGTCGGGGTTGTCTGGGCAGATGCCGGAACCAGTGCAGAAGAAGTGCCGGTAAAACTCAATGTCTGATCCCTTTTCCCGGCTGGCAGCGCGTATGGATGCGATCACGGTCAGAAAGATGGGAAAGACAGCCTCGATTAATGATGTCGATATGACTGTGATCCCGGGAGAAACACTGGCAGAGCTGAATGCTCTGTCCGGACCTGCGGTATCTCTGGTGGTGTTTTCTTCGGGATACCGCCCACGGCGCGGGGATCGCGTTGTTTATGACAGACAACAATGGACGGTCACACGGCATGAACGCTTTAACGGTAAGCCAATGATCTTTATTGAGTAAAGAGGTGTGGGATGAAGGGGCTTGAGAATGCCATCCGCAATCTGAACAGCCTTGATACCCGTATGGTGCCACAGGCCAGCGCATGGGCGATAAACCGTGTGGCACAGAAAGCGGTCTCGGTTGCCACCCGGCAGGTTGCCGGGAATACCGTTGCGGGAGATAACCAGGTGAAAGGGATCCCCCTGAAACTGGTACGTCAGCGTGTCCGGGTGTTTAAAGCCAGTCCGTCAGGAAAAATGACGGCCAGGATCCGCGTTAACCGGGGCAATCTGCCCGCCATTAAGCTGGGGACAGCCCGGGTCAGACTGACCCGGCGTGGTGGAAAACTGCAGTACCGTGGCAGTGTGCTGAAGGTGGGTAAATATCTTTTCCGGGATGCGTTTATTCAGCAACTGGCGAATGGTCGCTGGCATGTGATGCGGCGTATTGATGGCAAAAATCGTTACCCCATTGATGTGGTGAAAATCCCGCTGTCCGGACCGCTGACACAGGCATTTGAAGATGCCCGCGACCGCATCATTGCTGCAGAAATGCCGAAACAGCTGGGGTATGCACTGAAACAACAACTGAGGTTATGGCTGACCCGATGAACCGACATACACAAATCCGCCAGGTCGTACTGGCACGCCTTCGGGAACAGTGTGGAGACAGCGCCACGTTTTTTGACGGGCTTCCGGCATTTGTTGATGCGCAGGAACTGCCTGCCGTGGCGGTGTGGCTGAGTGATGCTCAGTACACCGGAAAAATGACGGATGAAGATGACTGGCAGGCTGTTCTGCATATTGCTGTCTTCATCCGGGCACAGGCACCGGATTCAGAGCTGGATATGTGGATGGAGAGCACCATTTTCCCGGCCCTGAATGATGTACCGGCACTTTCCGGACTCATCGACACCCTGATCCCACTCGGTTTTAACTATCAACGTGATAATGAGATGGCCACCTGGGCGATGGCGGAAATCACGTACCAGATCACGTACACGAATTAAGGAGGTGGTAATGACCACACCAAATCCACTGGCAAAAACGAAAGGTGCGGGAACGACGTTCTGGATGTATACCGGCAAGGGCGATGCGTTTGCGAACCCTTTATCGGACACTGACTGGCTGCGTCTTGCGATGGTGAAGGATCTGCAACCTGGCGAAATGACCGCTGATGCAGAAGATGACACTTATCTCGATGATGAAGATGCAGACTGGAAAACGACAACCCAGGGGCAGAAATCCGTTGGTGATACTTCGGCGACGCTGGCCTGGCGTCCGGGTGACAGCGGGCAGAAAAAACTGGTTCAGTTGTTCGACTCCGGTGAAGTCTGCGCGTTTCGTATCAAATATCCCAACGGTACTGTTGATGTTTTCCGTGGCTGGCTGAGTTCACTGGGTAAAACCATTGCCTCAAAAGACGTGATGACCCGCACCGTGAAAATCAGCGGTGTGGGGCGTCCATATCTGGCAGAGGAGGGCACTGAAACCGTGGGCGTTACCGGGCTGACGGTGGCACCGGCATCCGCCAGTGTCAATGTGGGAGCAACCACCACGCTGACCTTTACAGTAAAACCTGACGGAGCCAGTGACAAAGCGATCAGTGTGCATTCGACAGATCCACAGACAGCCACTGTGACCCTGAACGGACTTGTGGCCACGGTGAAAGGCGTGAAGCAGGGCAGTGTCAGCATTGTGGGCATGACTTCTGACGGCGAGTTTGTGGCAGTGGCTACGGTGGCTGTCAGCGCCGCAGGTTAACAGGACGATACTCATCATTTGCCCCGGTTATCCGGGGCTTTTTTGCAGGTGGAGAACATGATGTTTCTGAAACAGGGCACGTTTAATTATGAAAAACAGTCCGTGGTGCTCAGTGAGCTGTCCGGGTTGCAGAGAATTGAATATCTGGCTTTTCTTCAGCAGCGAACGGCAAAGTTTGATGCCGAAGAGGGAGAACTGCCGGAGGCTGAACGACGGATTGCTTTTCTGCGGATGGGGATGGATATCAATGCCTGGCTGGTTTCCCGCTCACTGTGGAATGCGGAACAGTCTCAGGATGTTGAGACGCTTTACGCATCCGTTATTACAACATGGTCGTATGATGCCCTGGGAGCGGGGGCGGAGATGGTTCTGTCGCTGAGCGGTATGGGAGCCATTGAGAATGCCGGGGATTTTGAGCATGAGGCGCTGACGCCGGAAAAGTCCTGATGCGGGAAATGCAGTTTGTCATGCGGCTTGCCCGGGAGTTCCGGCGGGCAGACTGGCGGCGGATGCTGTCGGAAATGTCGGCCACTGAGCTTGGTGAGTGGGGCGATTATTTCCGGATGCAGAGCTTCAGTGATGTGTGGATGGATGCGCAGTTTGCCTCGCTGAAGGCATTGATCGTGAGAATGGTGTCCGGCAGCAGTGATGCTGCGGTGGCTGATTTCAGCCTTTTACCGGAAGAGAACGGGATACCGGAGCGAACGGACGAAGAACTGATGCATCTTGGGGAAGGTATTTCCGGAGGTGTGCGTTATGGACCAGATAGCCAACCTGGTCATTGATTTGGGGATTGATGCGGCAGAGTTTAAAAATGAAATTCCCCGTATCAAAAACCTTCTGAATGGTGCAGCCAGCGATGCAGAACGGTCTTCTGCCCGTATGCAGCGTTTTATGGAGCGTCAGACTCAGGCCGCCCGGCAGACAACGCAGGCGGCTTCTTCGGCTGCAACAGCCGCATCCGTCCATGCGCAGACGGTGGAGAAGAACGCACAGGCTCATGAACGCATGGCCCGCGAGGTGGAGAAAACCCGCCAGCGCATGGAGGCGCTGAGCCAGAAAATGCGCGAGGAACAGGCGCAGGCCATGGCTCTGGCGGAGGCTCAGGATAAAGCGGCTGCTGCGTTTTATCGTCAGATTGACAGTGTGAAACAGGCCAGTGCGGGACTGCAGGAATTACAGCGTATTCAGCAGCAGATCCGACAGGCCAGAAACAGTGGCGGGATTGGTCAGCAGGATTATCTGGCGCTGATTTCTGAGGTTACGGCGAAAACCCGTGTTCTTACACAGGCTGAGGAAGAGGCTACCCGACAGAAAGTGGCGTTTATCCGTCAGCTTAAAGAGCAGGCAACCCGCCAGAATCTTTCATCTTCTGAGTTGCTTCGTGCCAGGGCTGCCCAGCTGGGGGTAAGCAGTGCTGCAGAAGTGTATATCCGCAAAATGGAGCAGGCAGGAAAAGCCACGCATTCGCTGGGTCTGAAAAGTGCAGCGGCCCGCCAGGAGATAGGCGTTCTGATAGGTGAACTGGCCCGCGGCGATTTTGGGGCGCTGAGGGGATCCGGGATAACGCTGGCTAACCGTGCCGGATGGATAGACACACTGATGTCACCGAAAGGTATGATGCTTGGGGGAGTTATTGGCGGAATTGCCGCGGCTGTCTATGGTCTGGGTAAAGCCTGGTATGACGGTCAGAAGGAGGGGGAAGAATTTAACCGCCAGCTGACGCTGACGGGGCATTATGCCGGAGTCACTGCCGGGCAGCTGTGGACGCTCAGTCGTGCTATTTCCGGGAATGGTATCACGCAACATGCTGCAGCCGGTGCGCTGGCACAGGTGGTGGGTAGTGGCGCATTTCGTGGAAACGATATCGGTATGGTGGCGAGAGCTGCCGCACAGATGGAGCGATCGGTTGGCCAGTCGGTCAGCGATACCATAAATCAGTTTAAGCGGCTGAAGGATGATCCTGTAAATGCCGCGAAGGCTCTGGACAATGAGCTGCATTTTCTTACCGCCACTCAGCTCGAGCAGATACGTGTCCTTGGGGAACAGGGGCGGTCAAGTGATGCTGCCCGGATAGCCATGTCGGCACTGGCAGAGGAAACCGGCCGGCGTACATCGGATATTGATAATAACCTCAATGCGCTGGGAAGTACGCTACAGACACTGACCGACTGGTGGAATCTTTTCTGGGATGCGGCAATGAACATTGGCCGGGAGGATTCTCTTGATGCGCAGATTGCAGCACTGCAGGAAAAAATTCAGCGAGCAAAGAAATTTCCGTGGACGAACGCGTCCACCACGGTGGAATACGATCAGCAACAGCTGGATGAGCTGCAAGAGCGAAAGCGCCAGCAGGATTTGCAGGATGCAAAAGATCAGGCAGAGCGGAATTATCAGGAGCAACAGAAACGCCGTAATGCTGAAAATGCTGCACTGAACCGGATGAATGAAACGGAAGCCGCACGACATCAGCGTGAAATTGCGCGTATTAATGCCATGCAGTACGCCGACCAGGCTGTCAGGGATGCGGCGATACAACGTGAAAATGAACGTCACGAGAAAGCCCTTGCGTCCGGCAAGAAAAAAACACGCGCCCCCCGTAATGATGAGGCCACCCGGTTATTGCTGCAGTACAGTCAGCAACAGGCACAGGTGGAAGGGCAGATTGCTGCTGCCAGACAATCAGCAGGCATTTCCACTGAAAAGATGACAGAAGCACATAAACAGCTTCTGGCTCTGCAGCAGCGCATCAGCGACCTGGACGGGAAAAAACTGACGGCAGATGAAAAGAGTGTTCTGGCCCGTAAAGATGAACTGATTCAGGCACTGACGCTGCTGGATGTAAAACAGCAGGAGCTTCAGAAACAGACGGCACTCAACGAGCTGAAGAAAAAAACAATTCAGCTGAGCAGTCAACTGGCTGAAGAAGAGCGCGCTCAGCGTCAGCAACATGACCTGGATATCGCCACGACAGGGATGGGGGATAAACAGCGTCAGCGATACCAGACACAGTTCAGTCTGCAACAAAAATATCAGCAGAAGCTGGAACAGCTGGAGCGTGACAGTAGGCAGAAAGGAACATTCGGCACGGATGAATACCGGAACGCAGAACAAACACTGACAGACAGTCTTAACCGACAACTGAACGAAAACAGACGCTACTGGCAGGAGCAGGAATTGATGCAGGCAGACTGGAAAAACGGTGCCATGCGGGCATTTCAGAATTTTACAGAGAATGCGGATAACACGGCGGGAACTGTGGAACAGCTGTTTACCTCTGCCTTCAGCGGTATGGGAAATAGTCTGGCAACCTTTGTGACTACCGGCAAGTTCAGCTTCAAGTCTTTTACTTCATCAGTGCTGTCAGATATGGCGAAAATTTTGGCGCAGGCAACCATGATGAAGGCTGTCAAAGGGATTGGTAGTGCACTGGGGATGGGTTCTGTTCTCGGCAGCCTTTCCCTTAATGCTGATGGTGGTGTTTATCAGTCTGCCGATTTGAGTCGCTACAGTGGTTCTGTAGTTAACCGTCCGACGTTTTTTGCTTTTGCAAAAGGCGCGGGTGTGATGGGGGAAGCGGGGCCTGAAGCCATTCTGCCACTGCGTCGTGGTGCCGATGGTAAGCTGGGTGTTGTGGCGGATATTGGTGGTTCAGGTATCGCGATGTTTGCCCCGCAGTACAACATTGAGATCAATAACGACGGCACGAACGGGCAGATAGGTCCGGCTGCCCTGAAGGTGGTTTATGACCTCGGGAAAAAAGCGGCAGCGGACTTTATGCAACAGCAGGCCCGTGATGGTGGTCAGTTAAGTGGAGCATATCGGTAATGGAGACGTTTCACTGGAAAGTACGTCCGGATATGAATGTCGTATCAGAGCCAAAGGTAGTGACAGTGAAGCTTGGCGATGGTTATGAACAACGTCGTGCGGCGGGGCTGAATAACCAGCTGTCGACTTACAGCGTGACGATACGTGTTCGTAAATGTGAACACCAGTCTTTAAAAGCCTTTCTGGAACAGCACGGTGGCGTCCGTGCATTTCAGTGGACGCCACCTTATGACTGGAAGCCGATCAGGGTGGTTTGTCGTAAATGGTCGGCAAGCGTAGGGGCGCTGTGGGTAACCATAACGGCAGATTTTGAACAGGTCGTGGCATAGGAGACTCTGATGCAGGACATACAGCAGGAAACACTGAATGAATGCATCCGTGCGGAGCAGTCGGCCTGCCTGGTGCTCTGGGAAATTGACCTGACAGAGGTCGGTGGAGAACGTTATTTTTTCTGTAATGAGCAGAACGAAAAAGGTGAGCCGGTCACCTGGCAGGGGCGACAGTATCAGCCGTATCCCATTCAGGGGACGGGATTTGAACTGAACGGCAAGGGCAGTGCTGCCCGTCCGACACTGACGGTCTCTAACCTGTACGGTATGGTCACCGGGATGGCGGAAGATCTGCAGAGTCTGGTTGGCGGAACGGTGGTCCGGCGTAAGGTTTACGCCCGTTTTCTGGATGCGGTGAACTTCGTCAACGGAAACAGAGACGCCGATCCGGAGCAGGAGGTGATCAGCCGCTGGCGCATCGAGCAGTGCAGCGAACTGAGCGCGGTGAGTGCCTCCTTTGTACTGTCCACGCCGACGGAAACGGACGGCGCTGTTTTTCCGGGGCGTATCATGCTGGCCAACACCTGCACCTGGACCTATCGCGGTGATGAGTGCGGTTATCACGGTCCGGCAGTCGCGGATGAATATGACCAGCTGACGTCCGATATCACGAAGGATAAATGCAGCAAATGCCTGAGCGGCTGTAAGTTTCGCAATAACGTCGGCAACTTTGGCGGCTTCCTTTCCATTAACAAACTTTCGCAGTAAACCCATGACAGAAACAGAATCAGCGATTCTGGCGCACGCCCGGCGATGTGCGCCAGCGGAGTCGTGCGGCTTCGTGGTGAGAGCGCCGGAGGGGGAAAGATATTTTCCCTGCATGAATATTTCCGGTGAGCCGGAGGGTTATTTCCGGATGTCGCCGGAAGACTGGCTGCAGGCAGAAATGCAGGGTGAGATTGTGGCGCTGGTCCACAGCCACCCCGGTGGTCTGCCCTGGCTGAGTGAGGCCGACCGGCGGCTGCAGGTGCAGAGTGATTTGCCGTGGTGGCTGGTCTGCCGGGGGACGATTCATAAGTTCCGCTGTGTGCCGCATCTCACCGGGCGGCGCTTTGAGCACGGGGTGACGGACTGTTACACGCTGTTCCGGGATGCTTATCATCTGGCGGGGATTGAGATGCCGGATTTTCATCGCGAGGATGACTGGTGGCGTCACGGTCAGAATCTCTATCTTGACAATATGGAGGCAACGGGTTTTTACCGTGTCGCACTGACAGAGGCGCAGCCGGGCGACGTGCTGCTGTGCAGCTTTGGTTCATCGGTGCCGAATCATGCTGCCATTTACTGTGGCGACGGCGAGCTGCTGCACCATATTCCTGAACAACTGAGTAAACGAGAGAGGTACACCGACAAATGGCAGCGACGCACACACTCCCTCTGGCGTCACCAGGCATGGCACGCATCTGCCTTTACGGGGATTTGCAACGATTTGGCCGCCGCATCGACCTTCGTGTGAAAACGGGGGCTGAAGCCATCCGGGCGCTGGCCACACAGCTCCCGGCGTTTCGTCAGAAACTGAGCGATGGCTGGTATCAGATACGGATTGCCGGGCGTGATACAGGTGAAAACGAATTATCAGCCCGTCTGAATGAGCCGCTGGAAAATGGTGCCGTGATCCACATCGTACCGCGTCTGGCGGGTGCTAAAAGTGGCGGTATTTTTCAGGCAGTGCTGGGGGCGGCGTTGATTGCGGTTGCATGGTGGAACCCTGTGGGCTGGCTGGGGGCCGCGGCTGTATCGGGTATGTATGCGGCAGGGGCCAGTATGATCCTGGGCGGTGTGGCGCAGATGCTGGCCCCCAAACCCAGAACCCCCCGAACACAGACAACGGATAACGGTAAGCAGAACACCTATTTCTCCTCACTGGATAACATGGTTGCCCAGGGCAATGTTCTGCCTGTTCTGTACGGTGAAATGCGCGTGGGGTCACGCGTGGTTTCTCAGGAGATCAGCACGGCAGACGAAGGGGACGGTGGTCAGGTTGTGGTGATTGGTCGCTGATGCAAAATGTTTTATGTGAAACCGCCTCCGGGCGGTTTTGTCGTTTATGGAGCATGACGAATGGGTAAAGGCAGCAGTAAGGGGCATACCCCGCGCGAAGCAAAGGACAACCTGAAGTCCACGCAGTTGCTGAGTGTGATCGATGCCATCAGCGAAGGGCCGGTTGAAGGTCCGGTGGATGGATTAAAAAGCGTGCTGCTGAACAGTACACCTGTGCTGGACAGTGAGGGGAATACCAATATCTCCGGCGTCACGGTGGTGTTCCGGGCCGGTGAGCAGGAGCAGACACCGCCGGAGGGATTTGAATCCTCCGGCTCCGAGACGGTGCTCGGTACGGAAGTGAAATACGACACGCCGATCACCCGGACCATCACGTCGGCAAACATCGACCGTCTGCGCTTTACCTTCGGTGTGCAGGCACTGGTGGAAACCACCTCAAAGGGTGACAGGAATCCGTCGGAAGTCCGCCTGCTGGTTCAGATACGACGTAACGGTGGCTGGGTGACGGAAAAAGCATCACCATTAAGGGCAAAACCACCTCGCAGTATCTGGCCTCGGTGGTGGTGGGTAACCTGCCGCCGCGCCCGTTCAACATCCGGATGCGCAGGATGACGCCGGACAGCACCACAGACCAGCTGCAGAACAAAACGCTCTGGTCGTCATACACTGAAATCATCGATGTGAAACAGTGCTACCCGAACACGGCACTGGTTGGCGTACAGGTGGACTCGGAACAGTTCGGCAGTCAGCAGGTGAGCCGTAATTATCATCTGCGCGGGCGCATTCTGCAGGTGCCGTCGAACTATAACCCGCAGACGCGGCAATACAGCGGTATCTGGGACGGAACGTTTAAACCG